GTCGATCGTTGGATTGGATGGGAAGTGCACCTTGCCAGCAAGCTTGATAAAAGCAGCTCTGGCCGAAGAAGAGATGAGAGAGAACAGAGCGTAGGAAGCGTGGCGGAGATGAGGGGCGAGACGATCAAAGGTAGAGGAGTCAGGCTCGCCGAGGCGGAGAAGAACTTTCTGGACTGGAGTGGCGAACTGGCAGAAGTAATCGAAGCAGGCTGACTGGTGCATAACGAAGTGGGCGGGAAATAGACGCCAGAGAGAGTCGCCGAGACTGTGGCCGATGGCAAACTCAGAAAGATAGGAAGGAAGCTTTTCGAGATGAGTGTCATCGTCGAAAGAGACAGCCAGCTTGGCGAAGAGGGCGAGAGGGGAACGGACAGCACCTTCTGGGCCAACATAATACCCACAGAAGAGACCGTACGGAGAGCGCTCGGTTTTGAATTGGAGGTGGACGAGGAGGGAGACAGCGGCCCAGAAGGGAGAGGTTGGGGGCTCTGAGTCGAGCAAGGAGTCGTCGCCTGAGATCATGACGCCCTGATCTGTGACCTGATACTTCAGGTAAATGATAGCCAAGTTGTAGTCAGAGTTGTCATCGTAAGTCCCGGGCTCGCCAGTCAGTCGCATGCAGGTCAGGGGCCCAAATTGGGTCTCGATGCTTGTCTTGATGTTGAAGTGCAGGTCGATAAGGTTCTCAGGGATATTGAGACGCTGCATTTTCTTTACCTCAAAAAGGACAGCCTCGCCGTGCTGGGACTGGTCGAAGGAAGTGTAGTCGTTGGTGAGGTGGAGAGAAGGGGTGAGGTGAGCCTGACACCACTGAGACAGCTCGAATGGGGTGTGACCGGCGTGGATGTAGAGGTTGTCAGGACGGTCCAGGTCGTCGAAGTGGCGCTGGTATTTCTTGACAGGGCCGAGGGCGAGAATTATGGCGTCGTGCATCAGAGCAAGAGTTTGGCACGCTTTCCAAGAGCTAAAAAGTGAGCCTTCGTTCACTTTGTGCTGGGTTTTCGCAAAGATGCGGACGACGGAGTAACGCCAATCAGGATCGGAGCGGAAGGCATTGGCCATGATGATGGCTTGGGTCTTGGAGGTGAGCTGAGCGAACTCGTTCAGGTTGATGCACTCGGCAAAGAGGACGGGATCGAAGGGAACTCGGCGGTTGGGATTCCTGCGATAAGCCCGACAATGAGCTTCGTAAAGAAGCTGGGCGAGGAGCTGAT